TCATTTGATATAGTCTAATTCCACCATCACTTCTTCCACCTTCTCCTCTGTCACAACTTCTCCATTTCTCGCTTCCTCATGCGGCAACACATAATCAAAAATCTGTCCGTTTTTACGCACGATCATAACTGTGTCTCCTACGATATATCCGTCATCAATAGCTTGCTTAAATTCGTCGTATGTTAGCATAAAGCACCTCCTATTTATTTATTCGTAAAAAGTCTGGTATATTGGACACATTTATATGTACCGAACAAAAAACGCCCTCAATTAAGAGGGTATTCCTTGGTTTCTTGATACTAATTAATTTTCTTTGTTTGTGAATAAATAGACATCAATATGACTCTTTTTGTCTATATCTATCAAATTATTATATCTATAATCTGGGTATTTAAATAAGTCAGCACCTTCCTCTTTCTCGCCTGAGCCGTGAAATTCCCAGTTTCCAGATAGAACTTTGGAATCATACTGATAAAGTTTTATTTCATCGTTCAGCATAAATGATTTTCTCAATCTAACATCAACTTCCTGGAAGGTAACGGGAGATTTTTCAAAAGTTATTTTATATTTCGAGGTATCATCTTTTTTATGCCCATCAATAAAAACGTTCATGTAAATCGTTTTTCCGGCTCCTTTTCTCTCATTAACTTTAACGAGACCACCATTGATTGAATGTATTTGATCTTTTGAAAATACTTCAGCTGATAATGCAAAACCAAAAACATCGACATTATCTCCAACATTAAATTTACCTTCTACAGATGGGTGTAGGTTACTTGATATTATAAAATTATAATCATCAAATTCCCATACTTTAGTTTTATGCTGAGCATCCATAATAACTTGCGTCCCTCTTTTTCCAGTAATGGGTTTATTCACTTTTTTTATAGTATCTCTATTATAAATTTCTCTTAAGGTAGTAGGGGATAATGTTTTATCTACATCCCACCTTGGAGGGTATATATCCTTAATATTAATAGTCCCTTCCGCAGAAACCATCCTAACAGAAAATACCATCAATGACAATACTACTATAAAAAAAGTAGTTGACATATTAACCAAACGACAATTCTGGTGTAAAAAAATTCTCATTTATCTTATATTCTCCTTAATAAATCAATATAGCTATTAAACTATGTTTTTGGAACTTGAACCTCAAAATGCTTAAATCGGAAGTGCTTGAGCAGAATTCTTAAAAGACAATAAACTGAATTCTATAACGCACAGAAATCAATCTGAGCGGTTTTATAATATTCCTCGGTTAACCGACTTTTGACTGATAGTGACAAGCTGCTCTAAGTCTACTAAAACCGTCTAATTCATAAAAATCTATTTAAATAGACTAAAAATTAAATTAAGATAGCATTCAACCACTAATTTTTAGAAAAATCTTCGTTTAAGTAAATATCAAAGTGACTTACTTTACTCATATCAATCGTTTCATTATCTGTATAGTTAGGATGAGTGAATAAATCGGTAAACTTTGTTGTATTATCTTTATAATGAATTCCCCAATACCCTTTTTTACAAATTGAGTTATGTTCATATAACTTTATTCTATTATCGCTCATCAAACTTTTCCTAAGTCTAACATCAATTTCTTGAAAAGTTACAAACTTATTCTGAAATGTGATTTTATATTTTGATTGCTCTTTTAGCGGTATCTGTTCCCCAAAAATATTCATATATATTGTTGAATCAAGTTTCTCTCTGTCACTTGTTCTTATCAAACCTCCATCAACATAATTATATTGTTCCTTACATATCACACTGTAGGATTTTATTAGAGCATAAATATCAACTTCTTCTTCCTTAAAGCGTCTTTCTTGCGCTGGAGAAACATTGCTAGATATAACTTTATTATAATTATCATCATCCCAGACTCTAGTTTTTTCATTCGTGTTAAATATTAACTGGGTGCCAATTTTCTTTGTTATCTTCATATTGGTTCTATTAATTACATCTTTCGTATAGATATTTTTTAATTCGCTATTAACCAACACAGCATCTGAAAAGACACTCTCAGTAGTGTATAGAGCAAGCGATACACACACAAGGAATAACAAAGTCAAGGTATTTTTTTTCATTTTTTCTCCTAACATTTTTTAAGTTTAATCAATTTGCTTAGCAAGTATACTATATTTAAATAATAATTCAACTATAATTTTAAAAAAACACAAAAAAAACATTATACAGCTATAAAGCTTAATATAATAGGATTTTATGTATACAATTATTTAACAGCATCTATTCAAGATCGCCTACTTCATCAGGTTGGTATGACTAAGTTTTTAACTTATCTTCCCCCCTTTTTTTGTTTTAGAAGATAAAAGAATTTTCTTGATTTTGCACACAAAAAACCGCCCTCAACTAAGAGAGCGGTTGGTTTTTTATTTAAGGAGACAGTGACTAACTACAGTTGTTAAAACAAGTAAGAACATTAAAGAAAAATAAAATGAATGTCTCATGAGAAAATGACGCCATTTATGCCGACACCCATTATCACATTTTGACGAATAGCAGTTACCAAAATTTTTACCTGTAATTCTAGCTACCCACAGCAATAAAGAATACATCAATGTCAATACACCGATTAGCATTAGACTTGAGACAGTAATCATCCTTGATAAATCAAGAGTCTGAAGATCATTACCAATGTCAAATATCGCCCTTGCTACATCTATACCACCAAACATAACAAAAACAAAAGCTGAAAACACTCCTAAGATAGCAATAAAGTCTGTGTAGATTGAAGATTTTGTATTCCGAACATCATCCACTCCTTGCTTAACTTTTTGCAAAACACCGTCAGTCTCTGCGGATTGTTTTTTTAATTCGTCATTTGTAGCTGCAAGGTTAGAAGTTTCTTTTGCTAATGTTTTTAGCTCAGGGATAATCTTCTCCAGAACATCTTTAGCTTCTTGAGAGTTTTTAAGTATAAATTTTTTCTGAGTTTGAGCTAATGAATAATTGCTTTTTATTTTATCGAGGTTTTTTATCAAAATATCTTTTTGTGTATCAGTCCCTGAAAATTCCGAAATAATAAAGTCGATATTTGAGTTTAATTTCTCATTTTCTTCAACGCTATCTTCGTGACTATACACATATTCAGCAATTATTTCATAAGGAATTGTGACATTATCTTTAGCCATTTCCCTATGATAAACCTTTAATAAAGTGTCTTGATTATTTACTGGTGCTTTGCAAAAATTAGCATCTAGTAATAATTCCATAAACGCTGGAGCTATTGTACCCATATTTTAGCCCCTGGATTATGTCCAAAAAAGTCTTTTATTTCTTCGATTGTATATTTAATTCCTTGGACACCGTCCATTATTCTATCCTCATACTTTTTCCAAGGTGTATGGTCATGAGTAATATCAACAAGTTCGAACGGACCGAACCCATGCAGAGCATCAACTGTATTCTCAATCAATTGAGTATTCTCTACTTTTTGTGAGTCATATTCAGTTATCTCTAAGTCAGATAACTCCCCGAATGGGCTGACGCTGAATTCAACATATTCCATAATCATCTCGTCTGTAGAAATGGAAAAAGCTCCAAAACGTTTATATTCATGATAGACATCAGGAACAACCGGTCCATACTTCCACTTTTCCATACTCTCTTCAAAAAGCGGAGCTCCATTTTCAAGAATGTTTCTTACATTAACGAAGTATAATAATTTTTGCAATTTAAGGTTATTAATTTTGTAGCCTTTTTTATTTGAATACTCAATTATATAATTTGCAACAAATAACGCATGCATCTCAATTACACCTCCTTTTTCTTAATTATAACATATTTGTCAAGTACTATATCTTGTTAGCTAAAAAGTTAGCTAACACTACATCTTGATTAGGATACCAAAAAACAGCCCCCGCAAAAAGCGAGGGCATTTGTCTTATCTAATTTAATTTACCCCAAATACTGATGCGGTTCCCGTCTTTATCAGTCTGTCCAATAGCTAGGTAGTCACGCATACCTAAGCCTCCAACATAGCTAATCCAATAATAGCCATTAGCGTAGCCCTCGCTATCAAAGCTGACAGTATCACCTTGCTTGTAGATACCTACAACCTCGCTGGCTAGACTTGGCCAGCGTCTGATATTGATCTCTGCAACATCAAGGGTAAAGGTGCCTGTTTTTGCTGTCTCTACGATAGTGTCCGAGTTTTGTGGTGCTGTATCTACTGTCTGGTGAGTGTGATCAACTGGCAATCTAATCCAGCCAATAACGCCAGTAAAGTCGCGGATATTAAAGCGAGCGGGTCCGCCTACCTGCAGACTATCCCAGTTACCGTCAATATTTTGCTCAACAGTTTTAATCGTATAGCCATCACTATCCTCGATGACAGCTCCTGTATGTCCGTAGGGACTACCAGCTACCTCCATGACAAAAAGGTCACTAGCTTTGGGATTGACTCCAGGGGCATTATATATGACCTCTAGCCCTTGCGCAGATGCGCTATTTAACAGGTCTATGGCATTACCCCATAAATCAATGCCGAACCAGTTTTTGACGATAAAACATGGTAAGTCAGCACACTGCATTATCCTTTAATTATAAGCCTCTCCGTAATTTCATTTCTGAAAATACTTGTATAGCTTATAACACTCTTTCGAGCTCTTGCTTTCACAAGAGATGAGACTATATCTTCAATCATAAATCTTCTACTTCTATATATTTTAAATTGGTGTTATGCTCTTTATTATATTTTTTTATAGCGTTAACTCTAGCTCTGTAAGCTTCTAGCGGACTGTCAAAAGTCCCAACTTGGATGTGTTTACGATTAACATGAAACACTGCAGAATAACGCCCTTTTTTAGAAGTGTTTTCTGTGACTCCGGTAAAACCTGTCTTATTGTGGTAGGTTTTACGATTGTTGCAATTCTCTTTAGGTAGAACCCAACGGCAGTTTTCTTTACAATAATTTCCGTCGTTATCAATCCTATCAAGCTGATGTCTGTCACTTGGCGGAAAACCCATATCGTTCAAAAATATTTGAAAATCATTCCACTCATCGCTAAACGTAATCCCTCGACCACCATATCTATGGTAGTGTTCGTAATTTGGATTCGTACACCTTTGACGCATCCCTTTCCAGGCTCTATGCACCTTTGTTCCGCTATACCCATGTACCATCTGGCGCTCTTTGGCTTTTATCGTAGCTAGACATCCGCATGATTTGCTTTTTCCAGTCCTAACTTCTGTCAAAATCATATTTTTCTTAGCTCCACATAGTAAACACTCACAAAAAGCTAGCTTTTTATTGTGTTTGTTTTTTCCTGCGTAGCTAATTACTCTCAAGTTATTAAAAACATTTCCAATTTCTTTTATTTCAGTAGTCTTCATAGGTTAAACCTCAAATTTCATCTAACCTATTATATCATAATTGCCCCGTGCTGTCTTGCGATTGCAAGCACTTAGTCGTTGAAGCTTCCTCTACTGTTACCATAGAGGCTCGCCTGCTGATTTCCCAATCATTGTAATTTTTTAACCGTCACGCTCTCTGTTGCCAGACACGTTGTGGTTTACAATGCTCTAAGGGAGTCCCAGCAATTCTCGGGGTTAGGAACCCAATTTACTAAGTTCCATAAGCACCATCTTTATCAACTCCCATGCCTGAATTGGCAAGGTCGACACAGTATTTTACAATCTCATTTGCGGTTGTCATTGTTTCCTCCTTATTACTTTTTAAGACTTCGGCATCCCAAAACTGCAAGCCATTCTCCTTGATAATTTGGATAAGTAGCTCCGCATAGCCACTCGCTGTGGCATAACCTGCCTCCTTGATAGCATGACAGGCCTTTTTGTAATCAGTCTCACCAACGACTGCCTTATAGCGTGGATTGTCGTTTAAAAATTTGCCGTGATCAAGAATTGACTCATCCCAACTACCGTAAGCCCTAAAGCGGTCTACAATATCCGTCACAACTCCTGGTTGATACTCCTCTTGCGTCTTAGTATCAAATGACTTACCAGTCCAAGAGCTATCAGCCTTAATCCCAAATAAAGCGTTATGTGGGGCATGTTTGCCCCAACCGCTCTCAAGGATTGCTTGCGCTGCGGTCAAGGATGGTAGAATTTTATATTTAACCCATCCATCTAAGCATCCTTGCTTAATGTTATCTAAAAATGCCATCTACCATCCTCTCCTATAAAGGGAGCCAAAATCAAAGCAATCACGGCCAGTGGAAAATATAGCACTATGATCGCTATGATGACGGCTATTTGTGTGATTGCTTTTTTCATCTTACTCCTCTTCTTTTTGTTTTAAATCAACTTGTGGCGCCTCGACTTTAACACCTGTCTTATCAATTTTAATCGTGGCAATGTCAAATTGATCAGTGTCACGTTTGAGTTTTTCGAAAAATGATCTGACAAAACTTGGCATCGGCAAGCCCAACTGACCCCAATTTTCGACAATTGATATGCCATAACATGCGATAAAAAAGAGGACAAAGGCAACTGCCAAAGGCTTAGCGCCAAGCAAAATGAGGTAAGGATAGACAGTATAAACTAACAATACAACTAAAAAATGCTTGATAATGCCAGATAGTCCCTTTGTGCTATTAGCCCTCTTGTTTGTAATACCTTTTGTTAGCCCTGTGATAATGTCAAAACAAACAAAAAGTGTAAAAACGTGGATTTCAACGGTACGAACTAAATCACCGAAAAGGTGAATAAGACTTGTTAAATTAATAATCATCTAACCACCTCAATCCTACTTAACTAAGTCCGCATACTTAATGACTGTGACTTTATCCTCTGACTCTAGCTCTTTAAGCGTCTGTTTGTCATAAGTAAACGGCTCGTTGACATGTACAAAGACTAGGTTCCCTTCTCCCGCTTGATCTTCGTGCGACTCATCTACAACAGTAAACACGTCATAAGCCTGATACTCGCCTTGTTTAGCAGGCTCAATAAGCTCTAACATACCTTTGTAGATATCGGGTTCAACTTTCCCACCACTTGTCAATACGTGGATGGTTTGCAAGTTAATCATTCGCTGTGTACGCTCTGCGGACACCTTAGCTAATCCTGCAGCTGTTTGAGCAGTCTTGGCAGTATTAGCAGTTTCCTGTGAGATTTTTTCTAAGTCATCCACTTTTTGCACGGCTTCGCCCATAGCGATTTCGACGTATTCAGATTTTTTAAATTCTTCCAAAGTAGCTTTGATAATCTCTGTGTCATTAGTTGAGGTTAAGTCCTGCTTGATTGGTTGAGAGATGACTGAGCCATCCTCAGCAGTGATAATAATATGTGTGCTTGCGACTGCTCCTGTGCTGTCAAGTTGTGGATATTTTCCTGTCACTTTCCAATTTCTCATGTTTATTCTCCTTTACTTTCTTCAAATTGCTCTAAAATGTTGTCGATTATGATAATTTCTTCTGATGTAAACTCATCTTCTGACTCTGCCAGATATTCTAAAAAATCGATAAAGCGCTTAGAGTACTCGCCACCTTTTATAACGACAGGCTCGCTTGCTAACTCGTCTAAAAAGTCGTTAAGCTCAGCTAACTTTGAGGTGTCCTCAATTTTTGGATTACCTTTGTCATCTGTAATCCACTTGCCATCGTCATTTTTTGCAACATACTGGTCAATAATATCAACCTCATCTTTGGCATACTCGCTTAGCTTGCCCTCGACTTTTGCAAGTAGCTTAGCACGTCCGCGGTTTGCTCGCATGTTCGTGATTTTGATTTTGTCTAGTACACGATATAGTGTGTTTAAATCTTTGTTTTTAATAGTTAATTGCATATTATCTCCTGTTAAATTTTTGTGATGTAGTTATTCAATTCCCTATTCACAGCACTTGTAAAATTGCTATGAGCAGTATTCCAGCCGACGTTAGCCAAGTGCCCCCAACAGCGGCCTAAGGCTACTACAGCCGCATACAAGTCGTTCATGTCAAGCATTTTTTGCATCTTGTCTGGTCTAAACTTAAATCCCCGAGTAATATTAAAATCATCCACAACTAAAACATTATCACCGTAAATTTCAGTCTGGTCGACTGCCGCAGTGTGATTATATCCCGTAGCGTACCTAAATGACCTTAGCCCTGCAAAACGACCGGAAGAAGCCGAGTTAACACCGTCACCAGATGAGGTTATCCCGATCGATGCATACAACGCTGACCCTGTATAACCTTTGGGCGTCGCATTACTAAAATGTACAAAGGCAGTATGTGTGCCATCTTTACGTACTAAGGCATTGTTTTTGCTATTAAAATTAATTGTGGCATCGCTATTAAAGTCCATCTTAGCTGTATTTAAGTCGATAAGCATCGCTCCATTACGAGCCTTAATGACCTTACCCTCGAGCAAATCAGTGATAGCATAGCCAATTTTAGCTTTGATAAAGTTAGCGTCTAAACCAACGATACTACTTGCGTTAAGGTTAATCACTCTAATCCTAGCAGCGTCAATCGTGCCTGCAATAATCTGATCAGCCCTAATCTTGATAGCCTCGGCTATTTTTGTGGTAAAGGTGCCATTAACCGTCGTATTCCCATCGAGAGCGATGTGTTTACCTGCGATTGTTACTCCGTAGGAGTTGAGGTTAATTGCTGAGATAATCTCATTACCAGACATTTTGGCATTAATGCCGCCAGCCTTTTGGATAGCTAATTTAATGCTGTCTCCAGCGCCACTAATAATACTCATGACACCATCTCTAGTAACCCGCTGCTCAATTTGTCCTGCTAGTTGAGTAAGGCGCGATTGGATTTTACCAGTCGGAGATCCAACGTCACTCTGTAGCCCTCTAACCGTATGGGTCAAGCTACTATAGTTTTCTTCTGCGTCCTGCATCCGCCTTTGGTAACTCTCCAAACTCTGCTGCACACGACTGACAGCACCTTCACGGTCTCTAATCTCTTGAGAGATTTGGCTAGCTGTTGACTGCTGTACCGCTCTTAGCCCGCTAATTTGTGACTCGAGCTCTGTCCTCGTGCCTTGATTTGAGCGAGTAAACTCAGCACGTAAGCCCGCAAGCTTACTCTCGTAGGCCTCTGTAGTGCCGCTTGAGGTTGTTGTGATCTTAGCCGATAGCTTGCGCAACTCATCATCATACTTTTGCGATAGCCCTTGTGCTGAGGCTTTAATCTCAGCTTGTAAACCGATTTTATCATTGGCCATTGTGGCTTTTAGCCCCTCGATGCCTGCCTGATAGCTTGCGGATAGCTTCCTATCAGCATCTCGATACTCACGCCTGATACCATCAATGGTGTCATTGATGAGCGCTAGCTTTTTATCAGTATCCTCGCTGATACGTGTAGCGACACCTCTGGCGGAGTTGACTATCTCGGTCTTGATCTTACCGTCGTAGTATTCCTGCAACATACCACGGTTAGTCAGCTTGATTTTTGACCAAAGCTGGGAATTAGCAGTATCTGTCAGCTCTAAGCTAATCTCTTTGAGGTCTTTAAATAGTCCAGTCGGATTACCTGTACCCTCAACTACTACTGGCGCAACATAGCTAGTAGCTTGGTCTCCTCGCTCAATCATGAGCTGATTAAAATGCGCTGCGCCTAGACACTTGCTAGCTAGTCTGACTTTTGGGTTGTCGTCCTCTGCGGTAAATGTGTAATGCACACGTCCATCCTTACCAATAACGAGGTTTGACTCGTCTAAAATAAGTGTTGGGTCTCTGCTCATTTATCCTCCTTAATCTATTTTTTTAGTATGAGTTTTTTTAACTCAGAAATTGCTTTATCTACATAAGCTTTGGTTGCCGCATGATCATTCGCTGTGGGGTCCTTGAGTTTCAGGTTGCCATCAATCTGCGAAGTTTCCTTGGCATAAAAACCACCGTCAGACTTGACGTAGAACTTATCATCACTAAGGTTTCTAATCCTAAGCAACTTCCCTGTCGTGCCTGATGTTGAGTTAATGTAGATTCCTTGAGCAGCAGTACCTTTTCCGCCTTTCTGTTTTTTAACGATATCAATAGATAACGCTGCAGCGTTTTCATCGTAATTTGCCTTAACGTTTGGGTTTTCGTGAGTAATTTTTAGCGTTCCCAATGCTTTTTCTGACCCTCGTAGCTGCATCGCACTACCATTTTCATTGCCGCTAGTAATATTAAGCGCAGAGGAAAAATTAGGTGTGCTTGGCTGGCGCATCGCAATATTAACGGCATTTGTTGTTCCCTTATAATCGACAAAAAGCGCCGATTTATTGAAGGTCTCTTTACCCGTCCGCAAGCTCATTAACGGCCCATCACTGGTATCATTGTCAGAATAGACAACAACACCAGCACCTCTGGTAGACGACAAGTCAATATTGACCGCTCCACCCGTTGACGAGGAATAAGCAACAGTGGCGGCTGGCTTAAATTTTAGTTGACCTGTCATAACGCCACCTTTGAGATTTAATTTCTTGTCAAGCTCTTGCTTCGATTCAGCTTTTGTATAGACGGTCTCTTTATCTGCTTTTTGTTGTAGTTTCTGAGTGGTCTCGACTTTTGTCGCTAATCCATCGATATTTGGCTTGTTAGTCAGTAGATTGTAATCGAGTGGGCTAATGTATCCAAGGTCACTAAATCGATTGTGGCCATCACCTGCTCTGGCAAAACCTGTGTCTGTCTCAAAGCCTATTTCACTCTCCAGTAAGATGACATCACTACGAGCCCACTCATCAGCGCTCATGCGCTTAAATTGGACTCTTAATGGTATATTTTCGGCCATTAATTACCTCCGTCTAATATAATTTGTGGGCTGTCTGACCACTGCCCTGTGATTGTGGCATTATTCCCATCCACAACATCTTTATAGCTCATGTCCAGAGCTAATTCCCGCCCCCCCAACGCATTTAAATCTATTTGCTTAGATTTATACCAATCGCCAGTTAAAACAGCCGTATAGCTCAAAGGATAGACGTTGATGACCTCTGTGTCCTTAGTTAGAGTAAAAGTCTCAGGCTCCATTTTTGCCTTAGTAGGTGTCAGTACCAGTTTAACTCCCTTATTATTAGCCTGCGTCAGCGTGACAGCCACTTTTTTGAGTAGCTCACAAGTCTGGCTAAAGCTAATCGTGTAGGTCTCGCCACGCTTAAATCCGCCGTCATTAGCTTCAAGCTCGATATAGTCTTGGTCATAGGTTTTGGTGCGGTTAGGGTCGCCGACTAATAAGTTTTTGTTGTAACGGGTCTTACCGTTGTTTCCTAAAATTTCGGCAGTTAAACGAGATTCTTCGCTTGTCTCGCTGACCTTGTTTTTTAAGTCATCAAAGCTTTGTTTAATAGACGGGATGTCATCAACTTTGATAGCCTCGGTGATTTTTTTAATCGCTTCTTCTGGTAAAGCTAGGTTTTTGAGGGTGGCTCTAAATTCTTCAAGCTCTTTGTCGGTGCGTTCATCAACTTCTTTGATTTGTTCTTTCAAGGTGTTGAATTGCAAGCCTTCTTGCTCAACCTTCTTTTTAAAGTTATCAAATTCAAGGTTAACTTTGCGCCAATTGTCTTCCATCTCCTTTTTGCCAGTCTCGATGCGTTTTTCGATGCCTTGCAAAAATTCCTGAAATGTCATCCCTAAGTCTGTGATAGTCTCTAAAGATTCATCTATCATGTTTTGGACAGCCTCTTTACGAGACCGTGACTCACGATTTTGGACAACGCTGTAATCACCAAGTGTTACGACTGACCTGTTAAAATTAAGCTTGTCAATATCAATCTCATCAACCCGAGTTTCAAAAGCTATTTTTACCTCATCATAGATAATGGCTACTGAGTCGCCTTTCCACGTCTCTGGACCAATGTCTAAGATTTCTGCCTTGTAAATTCTGATAGGGATTGACAAACGCTGCAATTCTTCCCAAGTTGCTTTTAAGAGTTCTGTCTTATCCTCGATTTCTTCGTTGACAAAGACACCCCAACGATGCTTTAATTCGCCATTTTGAGACAAGCCGTATTCTTCCCTTGCACTATCTAGTGCTACAAAGTTTTGGCCAGCTGGTTTGTCTATCGGGTCTCCTTTTTCAACCGACCAGACAACATCAGTAAATTCAATCCTGCGTCCATAGCCTTGCCGCCTTTCTTCCTGTGGCAAGTGTCCCTCAACATCTTTAGGCTCAGCTTCCTCATGTTGGATTTCTTCGCCTTTTCCTCGACCAATCAGGCATGTCACAATATCGTCCGTTGACTCCTCGTAGACGACTTTAAGCAAGTTACTTCCATGCTCAAATTGCTTACCTGTAGGTTTCCCAAAGCGCTTTTTAAGGTCGATATAACGACTGGTTATTTTGTTTTGGACAAAGGTATATCTGACATTAAACTCACAGTTAAATGCTTCTACAACCTTAATCAGAGCTGCTCTTGGGCTGATGTAGTAATAACTAAGCGTTCTAACATTAGTTATTCCCTCAACTTTGCCAACCTGATAACCAGTGCCTTCTAGGGCGCCAGCAATGCAAGCATCTGCGGACGATTGCCTAAATCGCTTGTCTTTGATGATGGCAATGGTATCAAGATCACTCTCTGCTTTATCTAGGCCTTTGTAAAACTTGCTATCTTCTAGGTTGTAATCAATGACTTTAAAGAGCTTAAAGACCTCCTCTTTTAGGTTGGGGTCGTAGTTAAAAAAACCAAAGTAAACAAAAGGCTCAATGTCATAGTCAACTGGCACTTCAAAGCTAGCTTGATCCCAATCATTGTTTTTGACCTTAAAATGCCACGAGAGTAAGTCATCAGTGCCAACAGTAGCGACTAAGCGCTCCAGTTTATCAAAGAGATAAATCATAGATAAACCTCCCTAAACTCTGCGGTTATGGTGGCATTGGCACACTGTAATGTATTATTACCAGGTAATAGCTCAAAATACCTACTATTAACCATATCTAAATCGCCAAGGATATTGCGTTTGTTCTGGGTAATCTTACCCGTGGCCATATCAATCTTGATTTCGTCAGTAGTATAAGTACCAGTCAGTCTGATATACTTCTGGCTTTCGACATGTAGCAGCTTAATTTCTTCTGTTGATGATGATAGGTTGAGAGTGATGATAGGCTTTGTTTCAAATAACCCACCATTTTGGATAGATGTTCCTTTTTTAGTTTTTACATCAGACATTTTAAACGGATTGTAGCAGATGAATGTTAGTCCTATAATCTGCTCGTTAGAAACTTCTTCTGGAACAACTTTAGATTTAAAGATACCTAGATAATTTCTGTCAGGTTCGTCTGAAAATGATAAAAAAACTTGATTGTGACTAACAATTAATCTGTTTAATTTTTCATATTGCAAACGCATTGACTGGTTATCTTTTCCAGTGATTTTAGCTTTTATTTCTAGTTTTCTGACTTCGACTGTGGCATTGTGGAAATACTCACCATTTCGCCCTAAAACACTTGTTGTTTGATGCTCTAAGTCCACCACATCACGACCAGAAACAGTCAATGTCCTAAAGGTACCTAAATCATTATTGAGTTCTTCTTCTAATACCTTTTCACCAATTGTTGTCTTTAAATTAAAAGTAACTTTCGGAGTACCTCTGATAGTATCGTTAAATTCGTACATTTTACTCCTTTCAAAAAACTAAGAGAAACAACTACCAGCTGCTTCTCTTTAGTCTGATTTTTTCAATTTTTGCTTGTTGATTAGTGATGTCACTTACAAATGCTTCGTATTCGTTTCCGCCTAAACTAAAGTTTATATACGCTGGTTGAGCTGTATGTACGAACTCTTGTTGCTGCGATAACGATTGTGAACTCTCTGATTTGACAACACCTTGGAATTTAGCTCCAATGCTAGCCAGTCTATCTGCAATATTAAAATCAAAGCTATTGATGCTATCAAATAACCCGCCAACAGAGTCGTCAACGACATCAGCGTTTTTGTCGATACCCATAGCTACCCCTTGCGGGATATATTGACCAACTCGTTTTGCAAACAACCTTGACGGCGAATGAATCATCGCCTTGGCTCTTGCTGCTCTCTCGGCTTGTGCTACAAGGGCGTTTGCTGCAGCTGTTACAGCTCCTAGCGCTGAATACATTCCTTGCGCAAGCCCTTGTCCGATGTACGCTCCAGCTTGACGCATAGGACCAGCTCCCGCGTTGGCTCTTGATACCGCAGCATTAACCATGCTAGAAATAGCATTAATAACAGCACCTTGTTGAGAAGATAGCCCCCGAGCAAGATTTTGTCCTGAACGCTGTCCCGATTGTCTCATTTGTTGCTCTAGTTGAGCCCCAAATGTCCTAGCCTGAGATAGCATTCGAGATAAGATTGATTGCATTTGAGAGGCCGCTTGATTAAATGATGTTATAATGCTGCTTACTATTGCAGCCATGGCAGATTGAATCATAGATTGCATGCTAGCAAATGCTGACGAAACAACTGTTGTACTAGAAGCAAAAGCTTGTATTTGACCAACAGTTGCTGTCGCAGAAGCCCCTATTTGGCTAAAGCCAGCTGATACAACAGAAAGCACAGCTGATAAACCAGCTATTGATGCAACTAGCGCTCCTGTTGTTGCAGATAAGCTCATCAAATTAGCATTGAATGCTGCTATTGTAGGACCGGCAGATGCTAAACCTGTACTAAATGTTGATGATTGAGCAACAAGCGCGGCAAAGCCAGCGCCAGCTTGTACTAGAGCTGGTGTTATTGTCATTAGTTGAGCTTTAAACATAGCGATTGGAGCATTAATTGCAGCCAATCCAGTCACTGCTGCCACCGCCTGAGTAGTAAATGTGGTAAACCCACTCGCTGCCATCGTTAGGACTGGCGGTAGAGTTGCAACTGCTGTCTTAATAGTTGCCATGGTGGTGGCAAAGACTGTTAATCCAGCAACTGCTATAGTAGCACTTGTTGCTAGGTGTGTCATTCCGTTGGCTACTTTGCTCATAGCAGAGCCCAACATGGTCATTTGACCAGCTGATGCTGCTATTTTTCCAAGTCCACTAGCTACTGCTGCAAGTGTTGCAACTAGATCTCCAAGTGACAGGTCAACAAGCATTTTAACGCCTTTAGCCATCTCTTTTACGCCACGGCCAGCATTTAAAGCTGCACTTCCCATGGAATCAAGAATATTTGCGACACCATCAAGAACATTTCTAACTGCACTTCCAAATGATTCAATTACTGCTCCAACACCTTCTAGAGCCGATTTCACACCATTGCCAAACCCTTCAAAAGCATTGCCTAAACCAGTCAATACATCTTTAATTGCGGATCCAACTGATGAGATAATGTTTGATATGCCGTTAAACACAGCGGTAATAACTCCAGTCAATGATTGGATAACACCACTAATAGAGTTAATAACCCCAGAAACGCCTCCAAGTAAACCTGTAAAGGCTCCTATAACAGTAGCAATCCCTGCTGTAACAGCTGTAACGATTTGAGATAGTCCACCAGCTACTGCTGTAACGATTTGAGAAATAGCACCTGCTACAATTGGTAATATAGAGCCGATGGCGCTTGCGATAATAGGGATTAAAGTAGCTAGGCTATCAGCAACCTGTTGTAAGATTTGCACAACAACATCGCCAACGGTTCTTAAAATTTGACTAATGCCATCAGCTTGAGTTCCTGCCAAGGCAAAAGCTGCTCCTACCATTAAAACAGCCGCTCCTAAAGCTAGCCATGTGGTAGGCGGTACCATAGCAATCGCAGCACCAAGTCCCTTGAATGCAATCGCTAACCCAGTAGCTATACCTTGCGCAACTGTTGATATTGCAGTTCCTAGAGAACTAATGATAGCTGGGATTCCAGACAAAGCGGTTTTAATACCTGTACCGATACCTTTCGCAGCGGTTGATATGGCTGTACCAGCAGATTTAACAATATTTCCCAATCCGCTAAAGATTTGGCTGATGATTCCACCACTTTTACGAGAGCCATTCGCTGCTTGATCGGTTCCTTCTTTAGCTTTTTTGCCAAATAATCCAAATTTTGTACTGATTTTATCCAAAAAAGAACCAATGACGCTTTGTCCCGTTAATTTTTCGAATAATTTAAAGCCTCCAGCTACTGCGGCGAAGGTAGCTATCCAACTTCTTAGTCTGCCAGGGTCCATCTTTCCTAAAACATCGGAAACAGCTTTAGCGAAGTTAGAGACGTGTTTAACAATCCCTCCAACTGTTGCTCCAAAAGTCTTCCAATTTCCTCCGCTCATGGCGCTAGCGACATTTTTTAAAGCTCCCCAAACGCTCTGCAAAGCTCCTGAAAAAGCACTAATTGCTCCAGTTTGTTTGAAACCGTCCCAAAATTCTTTAACCTTTGAAGTGACAGATGAAATCGCCGATGAAATATTAGATACAATTTTATCGATATTAATTCCTTCAAGGAATTTCCCAAGATTACTAGCAAACTTAGAAAAATCAACTTTATCGAGTTGTTTACCGATTGCTTCGATCGCTCTAATTCCAAATTGGTTCACTTTTTCAAACGCTGGTTGCAATTTGTTGGATAAGCCTTCTCGCATACCGTCGATGGCTTGGTCAACAGTTTTGAACTCAGTTGCCATCTTTTGGAAACTCTTATCATTGCCTGCTTTTTTTACCGCTTCCAAAAAATCGCTGGTTTTAACCCTACCCGCCTGGATATCGGCGACGAGTTCATCAAGATTTTTACCCATAGATTTAGCGACTTTAGCCATCCCTGCAGGCGCCTGTTCCAGCATTATCCTAAAGTCTTGCCATGCAACTGTTGGTCTTCCTACTGCTTGCGTCATTTGTTGACTGATAGACTTCATGGCCTGCTTCGGATTTTCAGCAGATGCAGCTAAACCGCCAAAAGCTTTTACGAGCTTTCCGGTATCTTTCACGCCAACCGCTGCTAACTGTGCATACGTGCTAGCCATATCTGATGCCGAGTAGATTGTTTTAGTTGCATAGTCTTGCATCGCCGTTTTAGCTGCCAAAATTTGTTTTTTTCCAAACCCAATGTCCGCTAAATTGGCGTCAAAAGTTTTCCACGCTTTCGCTGAACTATTCATCTCGCCAAGCATAGAGCCAAGGCCTGATGACACTGTCCTTGTCATTGCTGAGATAGCTTGTCCAGCTAAATTCGCTCCTAACATGGATTTAAACATGGAACTAGCTTTTTGAGACACCGATGAAAAACCGGTTGAACGCTTTTCCAAGCCATCGATTGAACGGATTGCCGATTGTAATGTTTTGCCAAAGGTTTTATCAACAGCTGTCAAAACCGCTTCAACAGAATAAGATTCTCCCATTTAACCTCCTTTCTTTAAAGGTTAGCTTTGAGAAGTAAATCCATACCTTTCTTGTCGTAACCTTCATCAATTTCTTGAGTGATTTTTCGGATTTCTTCCTCATAATCAAAAAAGTCCTTGAATTTTTTATAAACAGGGACTTCTTTTTTATTTTTCTTGCCACCAACAAGTTTTGTTGCCGTAACTTGGTGGTTTATCCAAGCTTGTTTGTGAGCTTTATGTGATTCATCAACAGCCGCTAGTGCTTTGCCTGTCATTAATAAATCATATTCATACAAAGTTAATCGCCCGATTTCATTGATGTCAGTCATGCCAAGGTATCTAATGCAATTAAGCACAATCATCTCAAAGCTTTCTTGAGAAGAATAACTCTTTTTTATATTTGTTACGCTTTGGCTTCCGCCAGGTCTTTTTCCACCTGAGCCATAAACAACTTTGATGCGTTTGATTGACGTAGTTCGTCTAAAACATCATCAAAAAGCTTTTCAATATCTTCAACTTCGTCAATATAGTCGTAAATATCATTCAAACTAGGACGTGGTGGTTCGGTGATTGTACCTGTATAAATTACTTCCGCAAGAGTAACAACGCTGTGGTCGATTAAAAACGGAACGCTAGATTGTAGACCAGCTCCAAATTTAAATCCCTGACGTTCTGCTATATGATTTTTGTCCATCTCGGCAACAAATCGTGTGCCAAATTTTACGTTATGAGTTTTTCCTTTAATTTCCAATTGCATTATTCTTTCTCCTTTAAAAATAAAAGGTTAGATACTAAATCCAACCTAACCGTTACATTTCAAAGCTGTTTTCTTTTTTAGTTTCTTCGCTGGTTGTATCTTTAAATGCGTACTGTACAGCTTCTTTTTGGTCACTTGTTAATGTAGCGAACCCTTTTTTACCAACACCATTGATGGCAAACTCCATTTCAATTTCAATATTTTCTTCTGCGTTTTTCTTAGCGCTGAAGCTTGAGATGTACCCTTGGTAATAAGTCGCTAGGTATTTATTGTTTTCTCCGTTTGTTGGGTTTGTAACACCCCAAACTTTTGCAATCTCATTTTCGTCGTTTTTTTTGCTTGCTTCTTCTGAATCAATATCCCAAATTTCTACAAGCTCACCATCCTCCATGGCTTTTTCTAGTTTAGCTGCTAGTGTGTCACCTTTAGCTAAAATAGATGTTGCTTTAAAGTCGTACTCCAAAGCCCCCACGGACTGGATAATACCATCTTTAGTTTTTTGTCCATCTACGTCACGGCTCTTCCCAACTTCGTGCTCGGTTTGAAAAGCAAGTTTAGTTGCTTCTTGTTTTTCCGCTTCTTTCAACAAACGAAATAACAAGATTGAATGAATTCCTTGTTTTGCTTCTAATTGTTTTGTTTGTTCTTGTGCTTCTGACATTACTTCTTTCTCCTCCTGTGTTGTTGCTTTGCTAGGTTCTGACATTACTACCTTCTATCTCAAATTAAATCTAAGCGTGACAATCGCTCGTTTAAGAGGTGTCGCAGTTGTTGTATCATCTAACATCTGTATAGACGACTGCCTAATATTAAACGACCAACAGAATCCATCGGTACGAGCTACGGACATAGCTTGCGAAAAAATAGCAGATGCCATGTCAGACACCTGCTTCCGTTTTTTCTGCAATCCCCAAACAGACAACATAAGTTCAACAGAACCTTTAATGTCATCTTTATTTGGAATATACTCCGCATCAGTAGATTCCATTTCCACAAATGGATATGGAACTTCAGTCATCGGTTTATAATCGTAAACTGTAAAGCCTAAAGACTGGATACGTTTAAACATTTCATCAAAAATAGACTGATCTCTAGTTTTAATCATTTGACAAGCGCCTCCAAATCCTTTCTAAATTTTACTTTTTGCTCTTTTAGAGCTGGCAACACAAACGGTTGTTTGCTCATAAAGCGAGTTCCTCTTTCAAGGTAGCCGGCATAATGAGTTCCTGGTTTAACCTTGACACTAAATCCCCCATCACCAATCTGCATAGTGATAGAGCGTCTGGTTGCACCTGTTGAATAACCTTTTGTAAATACCGCATTCTTAATCATTTTCCTTTGAAGCTGTGTTCCATTGTCTCTGACAATCTTCTTGACAGCGTCTTTTTTGATAATAAGCTCAAGTTTCTTTTTTAAACCAGCTGTTCCAACTACTTTTAAAGATATATCAGCCACCAATAGAGTCATCTCCTTCCAGATAAAAAACAATAGCGCCAAGCTTATTTGCCTGCGCTTTGTATCTCCTGCCCTCATACTCGCAATAATCAAATGCTTTTGTATAAGGCTGCTTTAGGTAGATAACTTTACGATCCTTTTGATAATCTCCAAAAATCTGTACGGACTTTTCCATGCCCATGTCCATCACAAAACAAGGTTTTGTGATACTTATGACCTCTGTGTGCGTATACTCACCTAAATCGGGATTGTATTGCTCATCCGTCGTTTTAACAAATGTAACTCTATCTGCATATCTCATAAAAAGTACAGTCCCCCTTTACGAGATTTGTCTTTGATTAAATTAAGCTTTGCCATAATCATGGCATCGTAAGGTTCAAACTCATCCAAAAAGTCGTAGTATGTTGTCGTATGACCTTCCACACTCTCGCTTTTTGCCCTCTCGGCACCTCTACGGTTAAATCTAGCAATTAAACAATCTTCTAAAACAAAACTAAAAGCGCTGTCTATTTCGACAGCACCATATTTAGCTTTAAAATGGTCTGTAACGCGTTTTAGCAACATGTTAAGTAAATCGTCCTGTTGACTGTCTAAGATGCCTAAATCAAGCTTTACATTGCTTATAACGCTACTTGTGTTTACTGCATCCATAAACACCTCCTAGTTATCCGATTGCTTGCTTCAAAAGCTCCAATAGATCGGACTTTTTAAGTTTAGCATCATACCCAACATTTAGTTCGTCAAGTTTGCTTTTAATCTCACTCACTTTTAGCTTGTCAAAGTCTACAGACGGTTCTAAAACACCGCCCTCTGTCAAAAACTCTACTCGGTCGCCCGAGTAAATATCGCCGACTTCGTAGACTACTTTTGTTACTTTATCTTTAAATGCTCTAATTACTCTAGGCATATTGACCTCCTACATCTCAAAACTGTTTTCTTTTTTAGTTTCTTCGCCGTTGGCATCAATGATTTGTACTTCCACCAAACGTTCAAACGATGGCAATACAATCATAGATACTTTGGTTTGGACATTAACAGGGTCTGTTGTCTTAGTCGTTGTAACAGCGATACCGTTTTCAACAATCGACACCTCTGCATCTGTGGCTTGACCGCCCATCAAATCTGATTGCTCTGGAGTTGTGCCAAATACGGTGCTACCAAGGTTGCCGTTAGGGACAAGTGTGGCAACGCCATCTGGGAAGTACTTGCGTGCTTTTCCGTCGTCTCCGACAAACATACCGTCTTTTAAAACGACTTTGATTTGCAATTCGTCTTCAAGGTATGTGTTTAAATCTCGCTTAGTGACCGCAGAACCTTGTGGTGCCATAGGCTTTACAACGTCTAAAGTGTTTTCTGCGCTTTTAATCAGACTAAATGTCTTAGAGTTCATGACAATGCCTTCTGGGGTATATCCACGTTCTGCCATTGTTTCTATAGCTTTTGTAATATCCGCAAGAGGAGTAGCTTTAGTTGCATCAGACCACTTATTTTCAACTTTTGTTGTCTGCTCTTCGGTCATTCCGTAGTCAATATCCTTCATGACGCCGTTTGACGCAATGTGGATTTTCCCAGATGACAACACTTCCATGCGCATAGCTTCGATGCGTGCTTTAGCGGCAGAGATAAGCGTTACTTTGTCATTAAAAATAGACGACAAGATTGTATCGATAAGTTCTTGGTTTTTAGTTTGCGCTAACATGTTGAGTTGTTGACGGTCAGCCTCTTTAACAAGCATAGCCTCTTTAAAAAATGGCATCTCTTCGTCAATCAAATCTACAGCCATGCGGTCACGTAATGGCACTTTTGTATCAAAAGCAGCTGCTTTAAGCGTTACAGGACGCCCTGCTGCACCTTTAATAAACGATAATTTAAGACCTAATTGTTGTTTAGACGGAAACGCCTTTTCTCCAAGCGTAAGTTCTACTTCGCCTTTCTTTTTGTCGTAAAATCCTTTAATATTTTCAGATGTGATAATCTCGTGAATGTAAGCCATTATTTACCTCCTTTGATAAAGACAATGTGCGGTAATTTTTCTTTCAACACTTCATAATTTCCCGCAATAGATGAATCAGCAAGCTTGTCTGCGTTGATAGTCCCACGATAAACACAGGAACCGACTGCATCGCCATTTGTTAAATCAACATCTGTAAGCAAAATCCCGCAGATATCTTTTTCGCTAGAAACTTTTCCATTTGTCACAGTTTTTACTTTCTCTTCGCGGTTTTTAAATACCGATTTCGAAACACCTGCTAACACTGTCCCAGCCGGAACAACTGCCTTGCCGATTGTTTTTGAATCTAAAGTGACGGACATAGCCTCATAGTCGAGATTGTGTAGAATCTCTTTAGATGTTGTTACTTTACGTTTATTCATAATTTCCTCCTAAAAAAGTTTGGTGCTTTGTTGTGCTGCCTTACTAGCCAAGTTAGCACCGTAATTGGTTTGTTTTGCGACACCACCGCCTGTTGACGGAGTGGTCTGGCGTACAAGAGCCTTGCGGTCATCAGCGATAACTTTAGCAAATGCGTTTGCTAGCGTTGTTACATTTGCTTTTGTTTGTTCTGCGTCCAAAGTCACAACTAAACCAAGTACGTCATCGTTGACGTTGATTTCAGATTCTGCAAACATTTGACGAGCTACTGCTGTTAACTCATTGCGTGTCTTATCGTTTTTTAGCTCTTGCAATTCGTCTAACAGCTTCTGCTTTTCATAGTCTGCTTTCTCTTTCTCGTTCATCTTAGCCATTTTCTTGGCTTCCGATTTCTCAGCTTCTTGTTCTGACTTCCACTTCGCAAACTTTTTGTCGATGATAGCGTCCACATCTGCATCTGTATACTTTTTTTCGTCTTGCGGTTGTTTTGCTCCTGGTACCACTTGCTCTTCAACCGTTTCAACTGTTTGTGTTTCTTCTGCCATGGTTGGCACCTCCTATGTTTTAAGTCGTCCCCGACTATAAAATCCATAGCTTTTTACGTCGTCAATGCTTGGACATAATAAAAAGCCGTATTGCTACGACTTTGAAGTGAATTAAATAAATAACAGTCTAAAAGTTTCACGACCTTTTGGAGTTATTAAGGTTTGAGTTCCTGCCCAGTTGGTCTTTTCGTTAACACTTTCCTTGACTTCAAATAACCCGTTATTTTTATCTGCAAACGGCATAAGCTTACCTTTCTTGTCTCTGTAAACGTATTTCTTATCAAGTAGAAATTGAATGAATCGTCGTTCCTTAACTTTTAATTGTTTAGCAGTTTCACGGAAACTAGTCAATAAATTGCGGTCAACCAAATCATCAAAATAATCAGCCTTTGGCTTCATAACCATGTTCTCAACGCTCAAAATTGACTTCTCAGCCTCTAACTGACGACTGCGCTCCTTTTCCTCTTTTAACTCATTGGCAAGCCGTATGAGGAAGTCTGGGCTGGTAAGTGCCTGTTCCAAGGTTTGTTCAGTCATATAAGCGCCGTGTTTGCGGATTGATGGTAGGACTTCCGATGTGACCCAGTCTGCAAACTTTTCAGCTTCTGGCTTGCGAGATTGGAAGACTAGCTTGTAGAAGTTGCTTTCGTTGATGAAGTTGGCTTGTTGAGTTCGACCAAGACTGTCGATGATGTCACTAGTAGTTACACCATCTTTATTAAGTCTTTCAATTGTTTTACGAGGATTGCTTAATTCCAAAATCTGACAACAATCGTTAAGATTGAAATAAATTTGATTGTTGATTGTCGCTGTACGCACTTCTCCAAACTGTTCATTAGTAAATACTTGTAATTCCATATTATTTACCTTTCATTGTGTTTTCGATAACGCTTCTGTGTTCCACTTCTAAACTGTCTAAACGGTACATAATCAAGTTTAGAATCGCAATTTGGGAACTGTGTTGAGAAATAAAATCGTACCAATCACACTGACTATCCCAATCAATGTCTTTATCCAGCCAGGCATACAAGGATTCCAAACTTGCTCTAATTTCTTCGACACTAATTAGCAATGTCTCATAATTATCAATAATATCAATTTTCGCCATAATAAAAACACTCCTTCGTGTATCTTGAAAAGAGCGTCTCTACATGATATAATATTTCATGCAGAAACACTTCTGTGGTGATACCGTTTAGCTCGCAAGTTTGCCGACCGAGAGCTAGACGGTATTTGTTATTTCAGACGACTAATAGCTTCTCTAACACCGTCAGCTTTGGAAACATTATTATTCTTACAATATTCTTCCAAAGTTTTGTTCGTATCCTCGTTAATTCTAACAGTCAACTTAACAGTCTTAGGGTCGCTAGTAGGTCGCCCCATTTTCTTTTTGTCAGTCAAGTTCATCACCTCACTTTTGCCGACATAAGTATAATAAAACTATTGTCGACATTTGTCAAGCGATTTTTAAAAAATTTTTAAAAATATGAAAAAGCCTATTTCTTCCCCCACTTACGTTTGTAATTTTGCTTGTATGTAGTAAACCGTGTCACCAATTGCCTTGATGGCTGATTGGTTATCTAAAGTAGCAGCTTTAACAGACGCAAACTCTTCATTGGTAGCTTGGGCGTTTTGTTGTATAATCGCTCTCAGCTCTGCAATTTGTCTGTTTTGATTCCTGAGTGCTTCTGCTTGCATCGCATTCTCTGCAACAAGCATCACAACCGCTGTTTCTAGTTTACGTTTTTTCTTGATGCGTTTATTCATGTTTCCTCCTGTTTTTAAGCATAAGAAAAGCACTTAACTATAATAGCTAAGCGCTTGATTAATATGCAAAATCTAACTTATTTTTTATTTTTTGATATAGCTCTAAAACATCTTCCGGAGTATCATCTCTGAAAATGAATTTTTTCTTGCCGCCAATGGTTTCATCGCCTACAATCCATCTGCGGATGATTTTAGAAAACGTTAGCACTTCTTGAGTCGGTCTTGACATCATTTCCATCTGAATACCTCCTTTATTTTTTCTAACAATAGCGGATCTGATAATTTATCTCCCGCAGTCATTGCCTCGGCTATAACTTCGTTATATTTCCCTTGTAAACTAGCAACATCGGCATACTCGCTTATTTTATATAAATAATTATAATCAGATTGCTTTTGTTCTTTAATATAGGAAACTAGAGGCGAATCAAGTGCATTTTTTGCCTCTTCAAGTGTATTATAACGCTTTTTATTATGTTTGTAAAATTGTTTAGCAGTATCCCAATGTTTTTTGTGGGTTAACTCATGCACTAGAATACCGTTTAAGTCGACAGCCGCAAAGTAGTCATCCAGCAGCATATCACTCACAGCGGCTTTAGAATTCAACAAATCACTTATAAACAAAGTGTCTTGTTTATAATCATATCCCGCCCAGCCTTGGATCTTAGCTTTTTTAACAAATACAATTTTAGGAATGCTATACCCTTCTAAGTTGTCTAAATGCTCTCCAACACTTTGAATCGTATCTCTAATTTTTTTGGTATTATCTTGCGCCCAAAAATCATATCTTGTGCCGACAACTTTCTTGGCACTTACTCGGACATCTTTGTTAATGATAAAAGATTGAGTTTTAGCCATCAAATCAATATTGTTCATGTTTCGATTATAGTCCAATTGCCTGTCTGTTGCAACACCACTTTCATCCACACCAACAACTGCACAACGACAATACGGATGAAACGGCGGAGAGTTTTCCCCTATTCTCCACTTGTCAAGGTGATATGGACCATGCTTAGCTATATCCTTGCAAACATCACATGCTTTAGGCTCAGGCAATATATCAAACATAGCAAAGCCATTCTCCGCCATGGATAATCTACCAACTTCCATCTGAACCCTTGCATGCTCCGTTATCGCTAGTCGCTTTGCGTAAGACGCTGACACATCAAATTCTCGTCTGATATCCCTTGCAATAGTTAAGCCATTTTTACCTTTTAGGATAGCACTTTGGACGCTTTGAGATATGATGCTACGTAACTTATCTTGTCTGTCCCAAATGTTATCTGACCATTTTGCTCCTTTGAAATTAGCATTAATAACGGCATCAGCTAAGCTTTTCACACTCGCTTGGCTAGCAACTGATAATCCTAATAGCCCAGCTTGAAACTCGGTTTCTTTGCGATAGCCTTCATCAAGAAATTTCTTGGTTAGCTTGTGTTCGCCGTTGGCAAGTTCTTGCATTTCTAAATCAATGTTTAAGCGCAATAGTTCCAAAGCATTTGTTTTCATGGCTAAGTTGTAAATAGACATGTCTGCATTTTCTTGGTGGGTAAAATCATCTCTTGTTACCGTTCTCCCCTCTTTTCGTAGCTTCTCAGCCTTTGCAACAAGTTCCTTAGCTTTCTTCTGGTAAGCAGAAATATCAAGCTCAGAAGCTCTCTTACGGGCTTCTGAAAGGTCTATTTTCTCTTTGTCAGCATAACGTTGATAAAACGACTCAATTTCTTTTTCGATATTCCTGAAATGATAATCGTGCAATTGCTTCATGGATTGCTCAAGAGAGATATCGTCTGCCTCTTTAGCATCCATTTCTTTCTTGATACGGTCACGCCAGTATTTACTCTTTCTGGTGGTCATGAGCTAACTCCCTATCAGTCAATCTACTGGTTTCTTCTAACTTCTGCGCTAGTTGACTACGTGATTTCGACTCGCTGTTGATAAGGCTAATTTCTTTCTTAGCATCTTCCACGATGTCTGTAATAGCCATAGCTGTCTCTTGCGACAACTCTCCACCCAATGCTTTAAAGGCTTCAATCTTTTCTTGTAGCGACTTAGGTAGGTTTGGCGTAAATGTGATTTTAAGCTTGCTGATGTCAAAGTCATCAATCTCTTTAAGCAGTTGGCTTACACGAGCGATTAGTTTGTACCTACGTTTAAGAGATTGCTCAAATAAAGCTTGCATGTCGACACGCTCCTGATCAAGACCAAACACTTTCCACTTCAACGCCTCTCCGGATTGTTGACCGGCAAACTTACTGTCTGTCATGTCTGGCGTATTGGTAAATTTATGGATGTCGGACACAATACGATTTTTATAGGCTTCGGTTCCTTGTACGTCATATTGTTTATATAGATATTTGGCATCTACAGATCCCTCACGCCCGTCTTGGTCGACAGGAGGCTCGAGGTTAAGCAATCTAGCTTTACGCATCACTTTCACAAATTCGATACGCTGTTCGGCTGTCTGAACATCATGCGGAAATGACACACGTCCGAAAATGGCTAGAATTGCGTCTGACAAATCTTGCATGTAGTTAGCTGTATCAGACTGAGCTGCATCATACAAGTCGATTAAAGACAACTCTGTCTCGTAGTCGCCCATACCGTCATCTGTGTTGAGATACTCCGTGATTGGTACCGAGCCAAACGCATGAGACGAAGCCTCCCTAATCAGTGTTAAATCACCATCATATTCAAACTTCAGGATTTTATTATCGGTGTAAAGCTCGACAATTTTTGTAGTACCATCTAATTGATTTTTGTTATAGTACCGCACACCAGCTAAGCTTGATTGCTCTAGGTTATTTTGATAGATAACAAATACTTCCCGTGGATCTAGTCTAACGACCTCTGTCTTGTCATCCATGCTGCGATAAATCAATTCAAACGCTCGACCAACCTTGGATAGGTCTTTTACTAATCTGCGGTTCAGCTGGTGGAAATTGTTTTTAACAGATAGGTCCTTTAATAGGTCTTGCTGCTGCTCGGTACCATCAATATACTCTACACGAATAGGATTACCCACCAAATAGCCCTGTTTGAGCGTTGAAATATACTTACCATAGTTATGCACAGCACGAACATCAGCCATGTCATCGTCTTTCCTACGGCCTATTTCGCTGATGGTGTGGTTATTTCCCTCTGCATAATCTAGAAGCTCTTGTATGCGTGGTTTTTGGACTTTATCGTGGTGTTCAATCATTTCACGGAGTAGCTTATATTTTTCGGTTAACAAGCTTTCTAGACTTTCCGCTTGATACCTCATGCGAGCTTCACGGTGGAACCTAAACTCTAATGTTTTAGTCTTTCCCGTACTATCTCTAAATGATTCTGTGTACATTATTTTCCTTTCTAGTAACCAAAACCAGCCCTAAGAACTTCAAACTGATTTGACTCGTTGCTTCTGATATGGTATTTTTCAAGCGCATATCTAATCGCATCAATAACGTGGTTATTCTTATCTATCGGTTCGTTTAACCAATTACCTTCTTTGTCTTGCTTAAAAGTGTAAGTATTAAACTCTTCTATTGTGTGTTCACAAGAAGGGTGGATGTATATTTTAAAACCTTGCATAAACTGAACTCCTTGCATAATAGACCCTTTACCCTTAAGACTGGCAACAATACCAGATACACCTTTGCTTTTTATCTCTGCTATGAGGCGTTTTTCGGCGCTATCCCCTGCGATGTAAGACCTATGCAAGTTTTTATCTCTTATCATTTTGACAATATGATCTGTTAACATAGCCTTTTGATAATGTTCGTTGTAAAGCCATAACTCTTTGTTTGCGAGGTCAACTGCAACACATATAAGAGTTGTAGGGTCTTGAGTAAACCCAAAGTCCATACCGGCCGAGGTCTCTTTAACGCGTTGAATTGTTTTTTCAACATCAAAATCTACGACTTCAAAGTTATCAAAAACAAGACCTTCAGCAACGCCCCATTCACCATCGCACACGATTCTAGCCCGCCTTGGATTAGTCTTGTACAAATCTTCGTAGCGTCTTTTATCGACATCATCAAGCCATTCGTTTACTCTAAATGTTGTAGTCCCAGAAAATGTATCAGCCCGTTTAGTTTCTTCATCAAAAAAGACACGTTTAAGCCAATGTCTTTCTGACCACGGGTTAAACGTGACTGTTATCTGTTTAAAAAAATCAGGAGCATCTAAACTACCGCGGATTGATTCGACAACTGTTGAAAACTTATCTTCGGTCTCAATTTGATAAGCCTCTTCAAACCAAGCCCAGCACAAAGCGCCAACATCGACAGTAATAGATGTGATTTTTAACTCATCATCAAGTCCACGGAACAGTATCTTTTGGCCCGTTGCCTTTACAGTTATTTCTGGCAAACTCTCATTAAACTTAAAAAGGTGTGTAACCTTTAATTGATTACACGCCCATTTAAAATCGGTATAAGTAGATTGTTTGTTAGTGTTTGAGTATCTACGGATGACCAATAAGTTAGCCCAAGGGTACTTCAGCAGTCTGACGATAAAATTTAAAGCAGTCGTTTTAGATTTTTTAGATCCACGGCTGCCTTTAACTACTCGATAAAAATTTCTAGACCGCCAAAAAGCGCCATAGCCTATACCGATTGTTGATGGCAAATCTACTTTGATTTCTAGCTTTGGCTTAGTCTGGTATGTCGTCTTCATTGACAAACACCACCGTTCCTTGCACCTCAGCCTCTATCTTATCGGTAAACAATCTGTACCGCTTACCAAGCAATTCAGCTGCTTTCAACCTGTCTTTTGCTCCTACATCAATATCAACTATTTCTTGCCCAAGCTCTCCAATGCTGATGAGTGTTTTTTCTTGCTGCTCACCTCGCATAATTGAAGTGAGATATTGTAGAACTTCTTCTTGCGTAGCAATCTTTTCAGATTCAAGTTTTTCAAGCCGCTCGTCTATATAAGCTTTAATGTCAGGTTTGGTCAAGTTTTCTTGACCTATTGACCTTGCTGTCTTTTTACTATACCCTGCTTTAATAGCCGCTGCTGTCGCGTTAGCTGAGATGATGTACTCATCTGCAAAACGCTTCTGTTTTAGGGTTAATTTACTCAATTTTCCATCACCTCCAAGCATAACAAAAAGGCAAGACACTATTTGCCTTACCTTTAAACTCATACTATCAATTTATCATCAAAAAGATGACAATTCCATACATTTTTGTGTCACATTCCTATTTTTTTGGAAAATATTTCTAGAATCCGCTCTCTTTTGCGGTAAATAGACTTACGCGACAGATGTCTTGTATAGGCAATTTCTTCCCAAGTGTTACTTGAACCGACGCCCCACCTAAGATTAAAAATATCAGTTAGTTCTTCATCCAAAAGATTTAGCGTTGCAATAACTGCATCTTTGAAATTGGATAGACCCTTTAGTTCCCTATCTGAATCCCACCTTGCAACCACATCCTCAGTAACTTTTGAAACAAAATTTGCTCTTCCTCCACCGATATTTTTATCTACTTCTGTATTCATATCAGTTTGTAGCTCAAGTTTTCGAAGTGCAATCTTGTTATCAATAAAACGATAATCAAACAACCATTCATCAAAAGCCTTTAGCTGTGCATTAGATAATCTACTCATCCCGTTACCTCTTCCGCAAACTGCCACGCCCAATCAAAATCTTTTCGGATTTCTCGTTCCGTTAAGCGCATGTAATCTGTAAAATTATTAGATGAGTAAGTTGCAACAATTCTTACTTTTCCTTCAACCCATTTTTCAAGTCTCAAAGCTATTTGCTTAGCATTCGGATTAGGTATCTCCACCGTATACAGCTTTTCTTTTTTGATTGTGTATCCGAATTGATGCATGTTAACTAACGTCTGGATAGGCTTAAATACGCTAAAATTCATAAAAACGAAAAAATCATCTTTTTCTTGATTGTCCCATTCGGCTATATATTCCCAAATGTAATATTCCAAATTATCTTTATGTTTCTCATACCAATCCGCCACATACTGCGGTACTTCTGGTTTTAGCGAATCCTTTGCTTGTAATACGCCTTGCTTGTGGCCAAGATAATAGCTAATGTCGTTCTCAATACCAAATTCCTTAAAAATACCTTTAATCCAGACGGCTCTGTCGTGCTCTGGTAGTTCTCGCATTTTAGCAATAATATTTTTAAGATATTTAGGTGACTGCCCTGCGTATCCGTCTGGTTTTATTTTTGTTCGCTCAAGATCATAAAAGGCGTCAACACCAGCATGATTTACATGTACTCCACCATTTGAAAAGGACGAATTGATAATACCTTCAACCCACACTTTATCGCCTATTTTCGCTTCTTTAATGTTCATTTTTGCATCTCCTCTAATACTTTTAAAAAACACTGCTCAGCAATGACTTGATCACTGCCTTGCCATAAGTCGCCTGTCACTTTTGTGATAATGTCACTGATGTTTTTCTGCGCACGATCCAGACGTTTAGCGATACGATTGCGATCAATTTGTTTTTTTGCTTTGAGTAAGTCCTGGATTAATCCATTTCTCTCAGCTACCCACGACCGCATGTCTTGGCACATATCGTATCTGTCACCGCAATGTCTGATGTGACATATAGTATCGATTACTTTTTCGTTAGTGTTCATTTTGTACCTCGCTTAAAATTCAATGCACTCATCCAAAACGGATTATCTTCTGCAAGCTCTATTAACAGATCTACATCTACAATTTCTCTTTCAACAAGTTCATCAAGTATTTCCTCTTTTGCTAATGCTCTGTTTGCATAGTCGATTGGTAAAGTCATCATTCCAGTTTTATTTTCAGCCATTATCCTACCCTCATTTTCGTTAACTCAATCCTCTAAATTTTCTTCTCGACAAATTCGCACTGCAAACTTATATTTTTTGTCTGGCGATGGTAATGTTATCGTCTAAAAACGCTTTAATTGACGGCTCCATTTGTTTGTAAAAATCATCTACTAGTGTCATTGACTATGTTTAAGGCATCTTCCACTGACCGAGCCACTCCTACAAGCGCTCCTCTAGATGCCATGACCTCCATAAATTTTTTCTGTTCTGGTCTTATCCGACCTGTTTCATTTTTAACTTCGATAAAAAATATTTGTCCGTTTGGTTTAAATCCAAACAAATCACAAAAACCTTTTGGTAAACCTGTATCAAAAAATCTACCATCTGCTGTTTTCAACTTTCCGACATTTGCTCGAAATACCATATGCCCCGCTTGTGATAATTCCATTCGGATAAGGTTTTGGATATCATGTTCTGATAGTGACGTAGCTGACTTTTCGTTTCGCTGATTCAATCGTTAATTCAAACTCCTCTCTCGTAAATACGTCTCTGCCTTTAACCGTCCCAATAATTGATGTTAAATCATCAATATCGATACCATTTTCAAACGCCCAACACGCTCCTTTAAACAAATCATTATTCCTGTTATATGATGTTCCAGTTGCTACACGTTCATAAGCCTCTCGGCCTTCGTGACTTCCGTTTGATGTATATGTGACAGAACCTCCAAAATAGGTTGTTATACCTTCTTGTTTTGGTTTAAATGCTTCCTCTTCAAATTTTCCATCATAATAAGGTAATGTTTTAACTGCTTGTAAAACTTCACGTCCGTCAGATGGGAATATTTTGACAAAATTATTATCATTCGCTTTTATGTCAACACCAGGCATTACTCCTATTTTTTGCGTGTAATTAATACCATCGCGTTTTTTAAAGAGTATGTGCATACCACCACTTGCAGTTAATTCTGCGAATGTATTTTTAAAATTACTAATTAATTCGTTTTTATACTCATGCCTAATAATTGACGAATAACCATCTAGTCCATTGTCATACTTATCAGTCGATAATACAGATAATAAATCAATCCCCATCTTTTTTATCATTATGTATAACTCTTTAGCTAACTTCTCGTCCATGTCATGAGTATCAATATCAATACACCAAATGCCACGCATTAATAAAGCATAATCACAATTAAACCAGTTTGTATTTTTGATCACTTCTTCCGTTATTTGGATATCTTTAAACTTAATCATTGGCGTTCCAGTATCTTTTCTAAGCGGTATAACCTGATATCCTTTTTTTAAGAATGAAAGTGCTGTTGTGTGGTACATAAGGTAACGCACCCCCTTTTTTACTACGTAACCTCTAAAACGTTGATATAGATAGCATTAGAGAAGGATGGTTACGCAGTAACGCAAAATCACCCTACCCTACCCCTATATATAAATAAATAATTAATAAATCATTAATTAGACTTATTGTTTGTTACTGCGTAACCTTTCTTAAATAAATGCTGAAATCGATTGGTACTAAAGAGATTGAGTAGGTTACGCAACATGGAAAATTCTGCGTAACTTTGCGTGACCATGCGTTACCTTTTTAAAGGATATATTTATCAAAACGTGTTTTATTTTCGATTTCATACCCTCTGACTGTTTTCCCGTTAACTTTCTTCGACCTGCTACGTACACCAATTTCAGATATGGCTTTACTTAATGCATGATTGCTTTTTCCGTAAACTTGTAATGATAAGTCAATAACTTCTTTGTTATCAGTTCGCTGTACAAAATCAACTTCTTGTAATGCATTTATTAAAGCAACTTGAAATTCGTCTAAATCGATATCATTAAATACTTCAACATCTTTCCATTGATACCATTTACCAATTTTTTGGAAACGCTCGAGTGAATTTAGCAGAAAACCGATACATCCATCGATTTTTGGATTTTTATCACGATCAGTAAATGCTAGCCAATATTTCCTGAATATGCTCTCTCTTTCATAATCAGTTTCAGTTTTTGGCCTATCTTTAAACTGAATTAAAACCTTTCGTCCATTCATTTCATCCGACAGCGCAACAGTACGGTTGGTGTCAATACACAGAACACTCGTTAAATTAACCATTGACTGATTTTGCCCAATTGCTCGTGCAACGTGTGTTTTCTCTGTTGCAATAATTTTAAGTACACGCTCCATTGCATTGCCTTGAATATCTCCCTGTTCCGTCGCTAGAGCCATTTCTCCACCCGAGAACATCGCCCACGCCTGTAACGCTTCAAATCCATTACTTTTTAATGTATCTAGCTCAACATCAATCTTATTGAATAGACCAGATAAAGCTATATGCCTTAACCCTTTACCAGTCCTTACTCCAGATTTTGAGATGAAGAAGTTGGTTTTAGGTCTAACACCACACGCTACTTGGGCGATAAAATAAGATTGTAGTATTGCATTGTTTAACGAATTGCTATCTGCAATAACGTACTCAAGATATTCTTCTGCAATAGACTTACTGTTTATTGCTGTTTTGTAGTCTACTTCGTAATACTTAAAATAAGATACGTTTTGCAAAGGCGGTTGGTTAATGATTTCAGAATTTTCAAGGTCGATTATGAAATCCTTGCAAGCAATCTGATATGGTTCAATATAATTGATTGGTTGGATGTTTAATGTTTTGTGGATACCTTGTAGTATCTCTAAAATGTGACCAGAGTCTTTGAAACCATACTTAGTCTGAAGTGTAAAATCATCAATCAATTTAAATTGCTTATATCGAATGTCATAAAGTTTATTCTCAAAAAACGTGTAAGCACCTAGAATGTAGTCGATAACTAGTTTTGCAAATGGTGGAAAATTATTTTCAACGGAGTATGTGAGATATTCATTGCCTTGTTTATCAGTCTTTAGAATTGTATCTCCAAATAAAAAGCGATAAGTTTTTCGTCCATCTGACACAAAATACATGACATCTTCATCTTTAACCATTTCTGAATAAAACAGTTTGTGGATATACCCATTGTGATCAATTGGGACAATTTTAAATAAGTGTTTTCGTAATTCAGCTTTAAGCACTGACTCGCCGAAGATTGGGTCTCCCCAATCGGTTTCGGTTGTCAATTTTGATAAAGCTTCAATAAATTCATTTGATGTCATTTATCCCCCAGTCTAAATTAGAACGGTAGATCGTCTTCTTCAATCTCCGCTTGTGTAAATCCAGTTGCTTTTTCTTTCCATACGTGGAAGCTGGTAGGCACATCGCTTTGATTTGCGTAACGAACTTTCGGGTATTTATTTCCGTTATATTCGTCAAGTTTAACGGTTACTTTTGCAGTGCGTCCTTTGAAGTCGTTTAAAAACGCTTCAAAACTATCGTAGTGTTGCCCCTCTTTGATACCAAGTGCTTTTGCTTTACCCATTAAGATGCCGATATGATACTTCCCAGTTTGTGAGTTGGGATATTGCTCATCCCATAAGTGGTAGTTTTGCATTTCTTGCTTGATATCGTTTCGAACAACGTAGTCAATAACAACACGTTTTTTGCCGTTACGTTCATTTACTGCTTCATATGCATCATAGACAATCATTTCGTATGGTTGTTCTTTGAATTCTGCGTGTTCTTTAACTTCTGAAAAATCTGTTGTAAATCCTGCCATGTTTTTATCCTCTTAATTTCTTTTTTAGCCAATTGTAGGCGCTATATATTTCTTTTTCTGACTTGCCTGTTACTTCGGCAAGTTCATTAACGTTTGTTTCTACCCAATCAGTTTTTAAGTAGAAATAGATAAGTTTATATAATGGTTTTCCTTTACCAGCGTCTTTAACTCTAGCTTGGGCAATTTCCCAGTTTGTTTTTAAATCTTTACCAAACTTCTTATTAGCAAGTTGTTTGATTCTAAACCGCTCACGTTTTATGAGTTCAAGTTCTGCCTCTATGCGTTCTTTCTCTTGTTTTTCTTTCAATCCAAAATCATGATTGCATAATTCACAGAGCTGTTGACTAAGTGGCCACAAAGCCGAACACACAGGACATTCTTTTGCGTGTACCGTGTTAGTTTTATTCGACTTCTTCTTCCACCCTCCTCGGAAATAATTCTCCCAATGATGCGGTGTGTCAGGTAAGCCGTGAATATTCCAGTTTCCTACGTGATCTAAAATGATGGCTTTTTTATTAGGTTGATATCTCATCGACCGCATAGATTGTTGCAAAAATAATACCAATGATTTTGTAGGTCTACAAAGAATAGTTACTGTACAATCTGGGACATCGAAACCTTCTGATATCAAATCAACGTTACAGATAACTTGTATCTTACCGTCACGGAAATCTTTCATGATTTTATCTCGTTTGGCTTTAGGCGTTTTTGCATCTGCGTGTATTGCATTAATTCCCATAGATTGGAATTCTTTAGCAAATGCCTGCGATGCTTCTACCGAGTGAGCGTATAAAATAGCTTTCTGACCGTTCGCTTTTTTTATATATTCTTGAACTACATCACCAAAAATCTTTTTACCAAATGATTCGTCAATCGATTTATTGGAGTAATCTCCGTTTTGTACTTTTAATTTCGCAGTATCAATTGATAGAACACTGTAATAATCATATGGTGCAAGTTTATTATTATTGATAAGCCACTCGACCGTTTTACCAAGAACCATAACATCGTAAGTGTCTGTAAAACCGTCGCCTGATAGACGCCAAGGTGTGGCAGTAAAACCAATCCTCGGCACGTCTGAAAAGTATTCATAGATTATTTGGTAGGTATTAGCTTTCCCATGATGACCCTCGTCTGTGATAATTAAGGTTGGTTTTGTTAATTTATCCAAGCGGTTTTTAGCTTTACCAACTGTCATTAAATCCACTTTATTCATGTCAATTCCATGGAATTTAAAACTATTAGTGATTTGGTCAATTAATTCTTTGCGATGGACCAAGAATAAAACGTGTCCGTTTTTTTGAGTCGCTGACTTAGCAATATCAGAAATGACTACTGACTTACCACTTCCAGGTGGACTAACAATCATCACATTATGCTTTAAAATATGTCTTCTTGCCTCATTTATAAGTTCTGTTTGATATTCGTGTAAATGGTATACCGTTACGCATCACTCCCTTCGAAATTAAACAACTCTTCAGCCTTACAAACGGTCCTATTATCAAGCCTATTTTTTGCATATAGTCCGTCGCTGCCCTGCAACAAAATTCCATGCCCGCCCGTTTTTGGATTTACTTGAATACGTCCGACAATATCGGTTAAACCTAGCGTTTGGCTTAGGACTTGTTTGCGGATATCTGGGACGTATTGCGTGATAATTTGTCCGCTCTCGAGCGTTAAATCTTGCGTTGATTCCCAAGCAGTCACAAAAATATTAATAGGTTGGCTGTAAATGGTAGTCAATACTCGTAAATAGTAATTGGTCCACATGTTGTATTGTTGCAATTCGTTTGTGATTCCATTTTTGGATTTACGACCTTGTTCGATAAACCAGTCTGATTGCCAACTTGTTATATTATCAATGACTAAATTGTCATATTCTTTGATAAGTTCTGGTAGTTCTGTCAAGAATTCGGTCATAAAGTCGCTAGGGTGCGTCCTGTCAAATTGGATAATATCAATGTTTTCGTTTCCGGCAATCGTTTTAGACGAATGGTCCATGTCTAAAATCAGTGTCTTGCCTTTTAAATAATTAGTTAAGTAAGTTTTCCCGTTTCCGGGTTTACCATAGATTAATATGCGCCAATTATGGGTTTTTGTAATTTCTGTCGCTTTAGTAATCTTCAATGTCTAATCCCTCCAAAAAGTTCGGTAAATTTATCATCGTAATCAATCATTTTTCTAATATCTTCTTCTTTCCCAATTATTAATTCTTTAAAAATAGGAGTATCAAAAATGTCTTCGTATTTTTTTAAAACATCATCAATTGCCTTGTACATATCGGCTTTAAATTCTTCTTTGAGTGGTGATTCTTTTAACATTAATCTTGTATCAAACATGCCACCGCGTCGATCTTCAAACTCAAATTCAACAGATGGTTTACCTTTTTTGTTTACATAAATTCTCATTTTCTATCCAAGTCCATTTCTATCGCTTCGAGTGTGCTATTAATATCTGTAAGGGACCATCCTTGGTAAATAGCTAAAGATATCTTATGTACTTTTTTATCATCAAATTCAGGCCATTTTTCTTTGACACATTCTTCAATAGTATCAATTAGTTTAATCTGACCATTGATATACTTTTTCATACCTTCCATTAAATTTCTCCTAAAATCTGATTGATTGTTTTAGCGTTCATACGAATTTGTTCGCTTGACGTTTCATGTCGATTAGCTGATAGTAACTGTTCAATCAATTCTCTTCTAATTTCACTTTTCCATTCATTAATAAGCGATAATTCATCTTCAATGTTTAGATAAGTTACACGACCTTCTTCGTCTTTAATACAGTAGCCACGCTTAGCATCTCTCCAAATATATTGTTTAACTGTATTTTCCGTAAATCCAAGCTTTTCTGAGGCTTGCCGTTGAGTTGATTCAGGATTTTCTTTAAAAAAATCACGCATGATTTCAATTTTTGTTTTCATTTAAAATGACCTCCATATCCTCTAAATACTTGCTATCATCACCATTTGTGCGGTAGTTTCGCATGGCTATCAATATCTGATTAAGCTTGTCGTCCATACTGTTTCCTCATATAGGCATCAAATTCGGCCCACTGCTTTTCAGATGATGCTCTAAGCGTGTCGTGCTTAATCGGTTCCTGTTTTTTTGGTTTTGCAAAAATAAAATCTAATAATTTCATGTTGTTTCTCCTTTTTCATATCCACTGGTCCGTAAAAATCTATTAACATCTGCTAGGTCATATAGTACTTTCCCGTTTTCTGATGACCTTTTAAAGTTAAATTTCCCTTGTTCTCTCCACTGGGTCAATTTAGTTCGCCCCCATCCAGTTTCTTTTTCTAGCCGCTTCATGGTTATCCATTCAATAGACTTGGCGTTTTTGGTCTGCGCTATTTTTATCGCTTCCATATTTAGAGCGATTAAATCTTCAAGCAGTTTTTTTCTAAACTCAGGTCCAAATATTTCAATGGCCATAGTTTTTCCCTCTCTCTTATGTTATAATTAAGTAAATTAAAATTTGTTTTGAGTCCGTTTCCCGTCGGACTTTTTTTGTTATCTAAATTCGTCTAAGCTGACGCCCAAGACATCGGCAATTTTAACGACATCATCAAATTTCAATGATTTTTTTCTTCCTTTCTTTAGATCAATCAAGCAATTTTGGTTCAATCCAGCCTTTTGTGACAGTTCATATTTGGTCATTTTTTTCTCAATTAATAGAGCTTCGATTTTACCCCACATAATTCCTCCTAAGCACAACATGTAGTTGTTGATAACTTTTTATATACAATATATTGATTTTTCAATATAGTCTTGATATAATATTCGTATGATTCAACAAGATCTCTCGAGAGACCTCTACTCTTCTAATCTTGTTTAGTCAAATAAGCAAGAAAGGAGATTAATTATGGATACAAAAGAATTTATGAAAGTTGTCTCAAAACATATCAACCAAAATTTCAATGTTGACAACCAATTAGTTGAATTTGTCGTTGCGGAACTTAATCAAATGAATGCACCTATTACACAAAAGCAAGCTCAGCATATCGTTAATATTTTGGAGTATGTCTCTAAGTCAACCTCTAAATCTACTATCGCAGCTATGACAAATGCATTGTTAGAGCTTGGCGTACTTAAGGGAGATTGATGCAATCAACTTTACCGGTTTTTATCAGTTCAGGGTCTATCTTATGATAGGCTCTCTTTTTCTCTCCGCTATACGGATATCGTTTTGGTCTCATGTGCTTCCTTTCTGTTGTATAATGTAGTTATCCTATTAGGAAGGAGGGTAACTAAATGAATTTAGAAGAATTAACTCCTCTATTGAATAGTATTGATGATTTTGAAACTGTTATTTTACATAGTCTTGTCGGAGACTTTGTTATTGATCATTGGATTGAGCCTAATCGCAAAAATGAAACTCTCATTTTCATGCACAATGACCAAACAACAGAATTAAAATTATCAGCTATTCTCGGAACTTCCACTATTCCTAAGTCCCTCTAGCAAATTGCGGACTTTTTCGGAACGTTTGCCTGCATATTTTGATTTTCCGAGTCTCCAACTTAGTAGGCGATGTTCCTCTTCTGATAAGTAACCTGCTCTTTGTAGCAGGTTTTTTGCTATCTTCCATGGAATCACTACATCTACTTCATCCATGTTTATTACCATTTCTTCAAGTTCTTCTAGTTTATTTTCTATTTCGTTCATATGTGTCCTTTCTATTTTGGTATAATTAAAATAAAAACGATTGGAAGAATAAAAATGGAATTATTTAATACAATTATCGGCGTCATTGCGCTAATTGTTGCTATGATTGCTCTTGTTCACTCTATCTACTACAACATGGTTAAGATAAAATTATCTGATTGTTACATTTCAAGAGTAGATAAAGGTTACGATTGGATGTATGATTTTAGTATCAGTAACTTATCGAATGTTTCAGTCATTATTAAAAAAATTGAACTTTACAACAAAGATGGAAAACTAATAAGCGATAATGGCTTCAATCCCTTTCAAAAATACGAAGCTGACATGCAGAATGAAGCTGATGATTATTATGGATTGTCAATGCCGAATTATTATATGCCATTAGATTACCAATGGGAGTCATCGCCATTTAAGTCAGATACTGAAGTATATCCATCTAGTCGAGAAAATTTCTCTTACTATTTAGATGAAAAGCCAGTTAAAATCAAAATCACAACTGATAAGCGTATTCATCAATTCCGAAAATATCAGTTATTCTTTCCCCATTTTGACAATAATAGTTAAGATAGCGATATTCGTTAATAAAATTAAGATAAGTGCTGCCGTTAGTAGCATTTTTTCTTTTCTCCTTTTATTAGTTTTGTTCCTCCTGCGTGCTATAATAAAGCTATCATTACGAAAGGAGGAAAAAAGCATGGGTCCTAATTATTTTCATGTCCAATTTAAGTTAGGCGAAAAAGTATCGTACAACACGCCTTCAGCAGAAGGAAGAGAAGTCATCCCTATCAAAGGTGCTGAAGTTACGAAAATGATTTTCGCCGATGGTAACGAATTGTTAAGCGTTATTCACAACGAAACCGTTGACGTTTACGCTAGCTTCCCAATTGTTCTTGAGTATCATTAATTCGTTATTTCTAAACCAGCAATCGCCCGCTACTGCGTTTGTTGGTTTTTCTTTTCCGTAAAAAATTCGATTTGCTTGCATAGTGTCCTTTCTAGTTTTGTTTAACACGTTAAACATTATGTTTAAAAAAATATCCAATAGGTACGTCTAAAGCGACTGCCAATTTTTGAAGAGTGCTTAGCTTAACCGTAGTAGATTTATCGGTTTCAATAAGAGATATAGTAGTTCGTGAAACTCCAGATTTATTGGCTAGCTCTTCTTGAGACATTTTCTTTTCTTCACGCAATCTTTGAATTGCAAACCTCGTCATTCCCCCACCTCCTTTCTAATTTGGAATTATCCAAAACAACATAGCTTTAAAATTTTCTGTGGTATAATTTAAATAAAATGATTGGAGAAAAATATGTTAGTAAAAGCAAAATATAGCGACTGGGGAAATGCCTATGTAAATGTATCTGTTACAGACATCTGCCCAAATTGCGGAAGAGGTATCGAACCTATAGTGAAAGATACTTCGTTCTACAAAGATGATTCTTCTCACATTCTTTTTCTAACTTTATTTTGCAATGCTTGTAAACATGCATGGGTAGACTCTTTTGACTACGATTCTGACTATGCCAGTGCATGGCCAAAGCATTGGCATCAATATAGAGAAATTCCAACTGATTTACCAAAAGAACTACAATCATTATCTGCTCAGGGTACACGGACATATATCCAAGCTATTCAAGCAGAAATAGATGGTTACGATACTCTTGTAGGAATTGGTCTAAGAAAAGCCCTCGAATTTTTCCTAAAAGACTTTCTGATTTTAACCAACCCTGACAACAAGGAAGACATACAAGAAAAGCAACTTGGGAAAGTCATCACAAACTATATTCAGGAGCCAAGCTTACTTTCTTTGGCAAGAGCGACAACTTGGTTAGGAAACGATGAAACTCATTACGTCCGCAAACACACAGACCAAGATTTACAAGACTTAAAAAAATTCTTAAAAGCCACCATTCGTTTTCTCGAATATCAACTTACCATTATTGATGCTCATGAATTTGTGAATCGTCCAAAGAAATCTTAGAATCAATTTTATCCAGCTTCTCCGCTATATAGGTCACTGTCCTCATGATTTCATTGAGGGCTGTTCTTTCTAGTTCGTTCATATCGTTCCTCCTTTCCACTCCCGCTTGGGAGTTTTTATTTTGTAATAAACCAAGTGATCAGCCAAGTGATACCACCTAGCACTAACAACGCTGGTAATACGCCACCTTCAAATTCAACGCTTGTTTTTTCCTTGCCATCACGACTAGTAAACGTGTGTTCTAGATCGCCAAACATTAGTTTTTTCCAATTCATTTTGTACCTCCTAAAAATGTTATAATCAACTTATCCTAGTGGAAAGGAGGATAAGCTAATGAAAATTTCTAATTCAAAAGATTTAGCTCTCGCTATTGTCGCTTCTTCTAGCCCTACTTTGTCTATCGAAGATAAAATCAAACTTTACGAAGACTCTGTGGAAGCTATTAAGCAACATAATTTACCTTTCGTTGAAGCCGAAAAGCAAGAACAAATCAATAATGGTAAAGTTATAGCCGAAGCTCTTGAGCGTGGCGAGTCATTGTTTGGATAAATAGTCACCAATTTCGAGGAACCCTTTAGCAAGCTCGCACCTTGTTAAGGGGTCTTCTTCGTTTGTGAAGTCTCGCAAAATTTTCATGTGCATTTCTTTTAACACTCCGATAAACTTTTCATTTCGTTCACTCATAACCTCTCCTTTCATTCTTGCGGAGATACAGCCAATGTGCTAAACTAAACTTACCCCGTTAGGGGGAGAGGGCTTCTTAGCCCTCTAATTATCCTCACCACTCTATTGAGTAGTGAATCTTAAGCTTAAACCAAAGAATCTTGATTTCGACTTCTAGTTCTTTGCGTTTAGGCTTTTTGTTTAGCCTAGATTTCATCAGCTGTACCTCCTTTCGTTTTGCTTAATCCCTTAAGCTTGATTATAGTTTAACACGTTAAACATTAATTGTCAAGCGTGTTAAACAAAAATATTGAATTATTTTTTGTTGTGTTGTATAATGTATTAAACAATCATTCTAGGAAGAGGTTTTTAACATTGAAATTAGGGGAAATAATAAAAAATTTCAGGGAAGAAAAAAAGTTATCAATGGATAGGTTTGCTGAAAAATCTGGTCTTACTAAGGGGTATATTTCAATGCTTGAAAAAAACGAGCATCCGAAATCTAAAAAACCAATTATCCCTACAGAAGAAACTTTGTTAAAAGTAGCAAAAGGGATGGGGGTTGATATTGATTTTGTTTTGAGTAAATTAGATTCCGATCAAGAAATACAGATTAATATTTCTCCTAAGAATATGTTAAATATGGATAATCCCTCCACTCCCACAAACCCCCAAGTTGAACTCATCCCATCTACCCTACAAAAAATAAACTCTACTTCTTCTCAATTAGAACACAGTAGACAGATAATTGTTTTAGATACAGCTGAGACTTTATTGGAACAACAGAAAGAAATTAAAAACAACGAAGATACTATTGCCGAATTATTTTCTTACAACTACTACGACCACGCAGCTTCAGCTGGTACAGGTCAGTATCTAAATGATGTACAAGTAGAAAAAATTGAGTTACCAGTCGATTATGACGCAGACTTTGTTATCCCTGTTTATGGTGATTCCATGGAACCGAAGTATCACTCTGGGGATTATGTATTTGTTAAGCTATCCGTAGAGCTTACAGATGGCGATATAGGCGTCTTTGAATACTATGGTGACGCTTATATCAAACAGCTACTTATAAATGACGAGGGGGCATTTCTGCACAGTTTAAATCAATGCGGTGATTATCCAGATATACCGATAGATAGAGATAGCGACTTTAGGATTATTGGTGAAGTTATGGGGAGTTATAGGGAGAGATAGGCAGGAGCAGAAATGGATAGTAAAGCATTGAATAAACAAAATTTAAGCCGTAGCAAGAAAATTCTGTTGAATATCTCTGATAATCCGAAAAATCCCAAATTTTACAAATTATCAAGACAAGAACTCGAGCGCGCTAAAATTTTTAAAACAGAAAACTTAATTAAATCTCAAAAATATCAGAGATACAAACGAGGAACTATCGTCTTTATTCATTTTGGAGTAAATATCGGCAATGAATTTTCCGATTCGCACTTTGGGATTGTGCTGAATAAAAAAGATCATCCCAATAACGGAAAGCTAACTATCTTACCGCTAACATCAAAAAACTCTAAAGAGAGTCTGTCAATTAACAAAGAGATTTTTACGAGCATAATGGATGATGCCGAAAAAACAGTTCAAACAGTTCAAAATGTGCTAAACCTAACAACTGAAGTAGAACGGATACACCACTCGTTACCAGTTCCCCCAGCGTTTTTTCAGATTAAAAAAGAAAATAAATATCATGATATATGGATGAAATATTACAATAGGCATGACCCTAAAGGGATTCATGTGCCCGTAGCAAACATTACCGTCCGAAAATGGATACAATCAGACTTAGACAAAATTAACTTCCTCAAAAAAAGATATGCAAATTATGACAAGGTGTCCTACGCCAAGCTGGACTCAATCACTTCTGTCAGTAAACTAAAAATCGCTAAACCAATTAACGATCTTGACCCTGTCGGAAAAATAACATTGTCTAAAGAAATCATGGACAACATTGATAAAGCTCTCGCAAGGCAGTTATTATCTGGCCAGTGGGGAAAACTTGACAATTAAATATCACTATGTTAGAATTAAGGTGTAATCTTGGTAGCCTCGCTACCACTGAAACATTATTTTGGAGTGTCCAACTCCACTGTGAGCGCCTGTTTTCGAATAAGCGCTCTTTTTTGTTTTAGAAAAATAAAAAAGCCCCACGCTCTCAAAGTTTGGCGACTCTGAGCGTGAGGCAAGACAGTATAAGAAACAACCATTAAAAAGGTCATTTTCTTGTACCTATTTTATCAAATTGAAAGATGGTATGCAATGAAAATTAAATCATATAAAAAGGAAAATGGTGAAACTGCTTATAAATTTCTTTTGTATGCCGGTTATGTTAATGGAAAGAGAAAATATATTAGGCGAGAAGGTTTCAAAACTAAGCAGGCTGCAAGGGAAACCTTAATTAGTTTACAAGCTGAACTTGATAAACCTAAATCAAGTATGACATTTGGAGCATTGACAGATCAATGGCTAAAGGAATATGAAAAAACCGTTCAGGGCAGTACCTACTTAAAAACAGAAAGAAATATTAATAAACATATTTTGCCAAAACTTGATAAAGTGAAGATTGGAGACATCAATCCACTACTTATCCAGCGGCTTACTGAAGAATGGTGCAACGATTTAAAATATGGAGGAAAAATTCTTGGGCTTGTTAGGAATATCTTAAATCTAGCTGTTAGATACGGATATATCAATAACAATCCAGCTTTGCCAATTACACCTCCAAAAATAAAAAGGAAAAGAAAAATGAATAATAATTTTTATACACTTGATCAACTTAAACAATTCCTTGAACTAGTTGAAAAAACTGACAACATTGAAAAAATAGCCTTGTTTAGATTATTAGCATTTACTGGAATACGAAAAGGGGAGCTTCTGGCACTAACTTGGGATGATTTGAATGGTAATACTCTATCAATTAATAAAGCTGTCACACGTACTCAAGTTGGACTAGAAATAGATGTTACGAAGACAAAATCAAGCGATAGATTAATCAGCTTAGATGATGAAACTTTGGAAATTTTACAAGAACTTCATGAAACTTTTCCTACTTCTACTCTTATGTTCCAATCTAAATCAGGTGGAATTATGACGCCAAGTTTACCACGAAAATGGCTATTGCAAATTATCAAAGGGACAAACTTACCACAAATCACAATTCATGGTTTCAGGCACACTCATGCAAGCTTACTTTTCGAATCAGGTCTATCCTTGAAACAGGTGCAACATAGATTAGGGCATGGAGATTTACAGACAACTATGAACGTATATACTCACATCACGCAATCGGCAATTGATGACATTGGAACTAAATTCAATCAATTTGTTACTAACAAGCAACTAGATTGACAACTAATTCTCAACAAACGTTAATTTAACAACATTCAAGTAACTCCCACCAGCTCCATCAATGCTTACCGTAAGTAATCATAACTTACTAAAACCTTGTTACATCAAGGTTTTTTCTTTTTGTCTTGTTCATGAGTTTCCGTTATCCCTATAGCCCTACCATCACGCTTACCGATACTCCATCAATACCACTCAAAACCTTGTCATATCAGAGCTTTTTGACCATTTTTTTCATGAATATCTAAAAAAAAGAATCAAAATAGTACTAAATTCCCCATAGCGCATGCGCTATGGGGAATCATAGCTATATCTTGTTTATAATTTATGATATAATACAGCAAAAATAGTTTAGGAAATAACATATGACAAAAAAACACTTACTAACACTTCTTCTCATCTCTTTTTTTACTAGCTTTTTGGTAGCTTGTTCAACAACGAAAGATAAAGAGCCTCAACCGTCTGATTCAGAAATCATTACTCCCCGACTACACCAAGCCGCTCATCAAGATAAACGCGCTAACTTTGAAAAAATTAAACTTGCGACTGTTGATTCCTCATTTACAGGAGGAACAAGCCTTGAAGAACTTATTTCACTCTTTGGAGAGCCTAGCCAACATGATCCAAAAACAGCAGGCGAAGTAACAATCGACGCTTATACTTGGCAGTTTGATCAAGTTACTCTCACTGTTAATCTTTATCAAAATAGTAGTATTGTTAAAACCATCTCTAATTTTACCTTTGCAAGAGAGTTAGGCTTATCGCAAAAGGAATACCAACAATTACAAAAAGGAATGTCTTATGAAGACGTTAAAAAGATCTTAACAGAACCTGATAATTATAGCCAAGCGTCATCTAGTGATCATCAAACTTTGCAAGCGATTTGGGTTAGTGGCTTAAAGACAGATACAAGCGGAGCTAATATTTCTCTCGTTTTTGAAAATAATCAGTTAACAGAAATGTCTCAGGTAGGACTTGAAGAATAA